GGGCCCCTCGCGGGGCCCTGGGCGCAGTGCAGTGTGTCCTCACGGACGAAGAAAAGAGCAGTGCACTCTTCTTCTGTGGGACAGCCACGAATTAACGTGGCAGGACCATATGTTCTACCGGCGTTGAAGAAGGAGGTGTAGCACCTTGGGCCTCAAGTCCAGGGTAATACCTTATGGAGGTGCCGTTCGCGGTACGCTCCATCAGTTGATCACGGATTCGTACTGGGGCACTGTCATCACTGACAGTACCTCGGTTAACGATAACGTGTCAAACTTCTCTTCATTCAACGGGAGTCAGATCACTGACTCCAAAGGCAACCGCGGTTATCGCAACCTCAGAAGGGGTGGCGATAACGGTGATGTTGGCGGGCCCTTCACCACGACAAAGAAGTGGGTCGACACTAACGACGTCGATCCGCATTCCTTGCATGGTGAGGTGCTGGACAAGCAGAACTTCCGTAGGTATGAGACATCGTACCTCGGACCTCTGCTGCCTATGGCACCTAACTTGATGGCGTTCCCTTCTAGTGCTTATTCAAGCGATCATGACTTGAATGAGCTTGGGACGGTCGCCATCTCGCGGTGCTCACCTTCCAACCCCACAGCGGATACCTCCGTCTTCTTGAAAGAGACGCTTTCTGAGGGAATACCTCATCTATTCATCGACAATCTGAGAAGATTGCGCGATGGGTCGATGTCAAGGAGAAGATCCTTGGCAGATGCGTATCTCAATCTTGAGTTCGGGTGGCTACCGTTTGTCAGTGACTTCCAACAATCAGTGGAAGCCATCCTCAAGGCTGACGACATCATGCGTCAGTACGAGAGGGATTCTGGCAAACTTGTCCGCCGCAGTTACTATTTTCCGGTTGTTGAGGAGACAACCTCTAACGAGGTCCGATCAAACGTATCTCCGTGGCTCTCGCCATTGAGCTCTGGTTTGACCGAGAATACTCTTCTCAACAAGGGCAGGGTGATTCGCACCGAACGAACCTGGCAACAAACCTGGTTCAAAGGTGCTTTTCAGTACTACGTTCCTTCCGATTACCGGTTTACAAGCCGGGACGGGATCGCGAACGCGGTGATCCGTGCACGTAAGGTGAACGGATTGGCGCTTACGCCCGACGTGGTCTGGAACTCCATGCCCTGGAGCTGGATGGTAGACTGGTTCAGTAATACCAGTGAGGTTCTACAGAACCTCTCTGACTGGGCCATCGACAACCAGGTGATGCGGTATGGTTACATCATGCAGCATACGCTGCGTGAGTGGACCTACACCTTTGTCGGCGAAACGGGATTTCGATCTCGTAACGTCGTCGTACCGCCTGTGAAACTCGTCACTGAGACAAAAGTTCGCAGGCAGGCAACACCGTATGGTTTTGGCTTCGACTTCGGAAGCATCAGCAACCGACAGAAGGCCATTCTTGCCGCCCTCGGCCTCAGCCGAGGGAAGTAAGAGACACATTATCTGCGTCTAAACGCCGATGGGAGTCTAACCGGGCTCCTAGGAGTGATGCTCATGTCATTCATTGAACCGCTGTCCCTCAACGTAACGGGATCAGCCGTCACTCTCCCTCGTGTAGAGGGTGAGCACGACGGTGATTACCGTAGCGCTGACGGTATGGTTGAGCTGTGGGCTTCGCATCAGTATGCGAAGCGCACGCGCCGTACCCTGCGGGTCAACCTGTCGAAGATCTCTGCGGATCCGTTTAAGCCGACGGAGAATGTCGAAGTGTCGATGTCGATGTACATCGTCTTCGACCTTCCTCCGGCCGGTTTCACGAACGCAGAGGCTCTCGCTGTGTTCACAGGTAGCAATACCCTGTTCACGGCGACTTCGAACCAGATGATCACCAAGTTGCTCGGTGGGGAGGCGTGAGCCACCCCTCGAGTACAAGGTGGACGACGTCCCCAGGGATCGACAGTCAGACGACTGGCGGTTCCCTGTAAGGACTCCCCGGTTGGTACCGGGGCGTCGCAAGTCCGATTATAACCGTACGACGATCACGCGGAAGTTCGTTGTGATCGTAGCGGCTCTGATCGAATTTGTCTATCTGGTAGCACAGGCACTTCTTTTCGGCGGCCAGAGTGGCTGCTTTTAAGAAGCGTGAAGGTTCACATCAGGTGCTCGTGATACAAGGATCCCGGAGCTCTGGGAAGAGTCCGGACCTACATATCGTAATCTATTCGGGTGACAACCCGACAGAGGAAGAGCACGTTGCGTTTCAGCAACTTCTTTTCGCTGTGAAGCGACTAAAAGAACTGACGCGTGACGAGGATGATGATCAGGGTAGCCAGTCGCCGAACGGCTTCTGGACCCTCTGATCCTCTCACTCCTGATTGACGACAGAGCTAGGGATAGCCACCTCTGATAAGGAGGGACTATGAAAAGCCTGACGTCACTCTGGTCCTGCACGGCCAACGAATTGGCTGTGCGATGTTGCACTAGCGCCACGCGCGACATAACTACTGTCGTGCGTCGAGTCGAACACGAAGGGTTGTCGTTTCTAGCGATTTCCCTGGCAGACTATGGTAAAGCCATTCAGAAGTGGCTCGACCAAGGTCATGTCACCCCTTGGGACGCTCCTTCCTTCCGGAAAGATCGTCTTACTGGTCTCCCCGTATTCCTACGAGGTTTCCTTGGGCGTGTGTTTGACCCATGTAGTGGCACTCTGCTGGACCATCCAGACATCGAAGCAATCTATGCTTTGCGTCAGCTGACGCTGATGTTTAGCAAGATCGCTCTCTCCTTCGGGTCCCCTGTGAAGGGTGACTCGAACGGGGTGGTGACACCCCGTCGCGAGAGACGAGCGATGTCTGAATATGTTCAGTGTGAGCAGGATGTTAGGAGGTTCGATGACCTCTTGGACCCTCAATACCTCGAGGACTTCAAGAGGATGTCGAAACTGCTTTTTCACGACCTGTTTGCTAAGGTGGATAGAGATGTCCACTTTGGCAGGGTTGTGTTCAAGCACGGACCAGGCGCCACCGCAGACCGACTTACCAGCAATGGTAAGTGGAATCTGCGGACCTGGACCGCTCGCCTTGAGCCTGTATTACCAGCTCGTGAGGCTCTTCTCGTCAACCCTCGGGTTGATGAGGAGATTAACATCCTCGAACCCGGTGCCGAGATCCCCGTGAGGGTGATCACGGTTCCTAAAACGCTCAAAACTCCCCGGATTATTGCGATTGAACCTTCTGCCATGCAGTATGCACAGCAGGGACTCCTTCGCAGTATCCTTGACGCGTTTAGTGAGGATAGCTTCCTCTCGCGCGTTATCGGTTTTGACGACCAGAACCCGAATAGGGAAATGGCCGCAAGAGGTTCTCTTGGCGGAGACCTCGCGACACTCGATTTGAGTGAAGCTTCCGATAGAGTTTCGAATCAGCATGTACGAGCGATGCTCGAAGACTTCCCGGAATTGCTACGGGCTGTCGACGGGTGTCGATCTCGGAAGGCTGATGTACCTGGTTTCGGCGTTCTACGCCTTGCCAAGTTCGCGTCTATGGGTTCTGCTCTCTGCTTCCCGTTCGAAGCGATGGTCTTCCTGACCCTCGTCTTCCTCGGGATAGAAAGGGAGCACAGAGCTCCGCTTTCTCGGAGACAGCTGATCAAGCTGTTCTCAGAGCAGGTGCGCGTCTTTGGTGACGATATCATCGTCCCCAGAGACTATGTGCTGTCCGTCGTTAATGAGCTCGAAACTTTTGGGTTTCGAGTAAACATTAGCAAGTCCTTCTGGACCGGGAGGTTCAGGGAATCTTGCGGTAGGGAATACTACGAAGGCCAAGACGTGTCAATAGTCAAGGTCCGCGCAGTTCTACCTACACGACGGCAGGATGCGAGAGAAGTGATCGCTGCCGTTGCACTCCGTAACCAGTTCTACTGGTCCGGATTGTGGCGATCAGCAGCGTGGATGGACTCATATCTCAGGAAGGTTATCAAACACTTCCCGAATGTGGCTCCATCATCACCTCTGCTAGGCAGGGAATCAGTGCTGGGCTATCAGTTCCAGCGTCTGAATCCGTTCACTCACAGCCCCGTAGCTAAGGGCTATTATGTGAGTGCCAAACCCCCTCGAGATCCTCTCGAAGGGACTGGTGCCTTGCTCAAATGCCTTAACGGATCTTCACAAGAGTCGTTCGCCCTAGCCAAAACAAAGGCGAGCGCCTCGAGTGTTGCCGTCGTCGGCAGTGATGTCGATGCTGAGCATTTGGAGCGTTCTGGACGCCCCGAGCGCGTCAACATCAAACTCGGGTGGAGGTCACCGTTCTAGAACGGTGACGGGGGCCTCGCGGCCTCTCAGGGTAGATTAGCTACATACCCCAAGCACCCGGGACCGGACGTTAGTCTAGTCCTAGGGAGCAACAGCGTGGCATGGGCCTTCGGGCCTCTGCTTGTCGTTGTCTCGGGAGATGTACTGCTTGCAGTGCATCTCCCTGCT